TTGAATCATCTAAAAAATCACCAGTTTCGCTCATTAATTTCCTTTTTGATGAAACACCATTAACATAAGCTTTAGCTGCTTTTTTAGCAGTTCTTGAAACCGAAGATTCATTTTTTGATAACGCTTTTTGATTCTCTTTTGCTCCTAAAGGGTCTCTTCCATAAGGATGTTTATCCTTACCATAAGTATTCCCTTCCTTTGGTCTGCCACCTTTATCTTTCAATTCATTTTTTAATTCTTCCAACTCATTTTCAACATCAGATGGTTCTGATTGCATAGCAGGGTCATTACCCTCATCTTCAATCATACGATAACGATATCTATCTTTAATATCATTGATAAGGTTAGTTTTCTGATGGTCAATTTCATCATCACTAAAATTAAAGATATTTTTATATGCCCATTCTTTAGATACCATATTCAATTGAGTAATATCAGAAACCAATCTAACCTTCTCACTCCATAGGTTTACTTTCTCTTGCTCATAGATTGTAGATGGGTTTACCAAATTCAATTCAAAATCTACCATCTCAGCTCCTTCAATACCTTGAGCTGCTAAGTGAGTTACAGCAATCTTAGTTAATTCTGAAATAAGAGTTCTTTGGATTCTTTCAATTGTTCTTGCAAATCTTACATCTTCTGCAGCAAGAGTTGCTTTACCATTTACATTCTCATCATACCCCAAATATGCTTTTGGAATTTTAAGAGCTGCAAACATTTTATTCTTTAAGTAATCGATATCATCAATTGCAGTGTACTCTAATCCACCTAATGAATCAATTTGAGTACCACTATCACCACCCCTAACAGGTAAGAAGAAATCTTCAGTTAGGTTTTGGATGTTGTACTTTAAGTTGTAATCACCAGTGTTCTTATCAACAAATGGAGTTTTCTTCATTTTGTTGATAATCTTCTGCATGTAGTTATCTACCTCTTGTGGTGGGATGTTACCAATATCGATTTTGAAAACTCTCTTATCCGGAGCTCTCATAATTCTATGAATTAACATCGCATCTTCCATAAGAGAAACTTGCTTCCAAATTCTTCTACCATTCTCAATCATTGCCTTACCATAGGGAAGAAAGTTTGTATCTGATAATAATCTGAAGTGAACAATCTCATAGTTCTCATACTCACCTTTACCATTCGGGTCGTGATTTACTTTGAACTTAATATAGTTTGGATTATTTGGGTCAGTATTTTCCAATCTCTCAGTTTCGTAAACTGGAAGTGGTTTTACATTGATGATACCAGAACCTGGTTGAATCTCCTGTAATAAGAAGAAATCCCCATACTTAACCATATTACGAGTCCAAGACCAAAGGTTGAACTCAATATTAAGAATATCATAAAAAAGATTTTCTAAGATATCTTTTACTTTTTCATTTTTTGATTTGATTTGTACAACTTCACCGAATTCGTTTTTAAGTGTACATTCATCTGCGTAGATATCTAATGCCGATGAGATAATTGGGTCATTATCCATAGCATCGTAATCTCTGAATAATTCTCTTCTAACTTGATGGTATGCCATTGATTGAGCTGCCATCTGGTCTCCATAAAAAGACCTTTGTAGTTTGGTGTACCTATCTCTTAAATTCATTAAGTTAGTACCACCCTGCTGTCTATCATCTACATCAACAACTCTTCTCTTTCCATCTTTATCAACCTTTACGATTGCCTGAGTAGAAAAGAGCTTTGTTAATCTCTGAAAGAATGAACTATTTTGTGCTTCTGCCATTTTGTTTCCTTATTTTATAACCTTTATTCCTTTATTTTAATAATGAGGTCTCCCTCACCTTTAATAACTCTATGAAAAGTTTCTTTTGGTATTTCTACCACATCTCCACTTTTCAAAGTTTTTGGTAGTTCGTTATCCATTTGGAATTTCCATCCATTTGATTGAACAACTTCAACTACTCTATCTTTTCTGTCTCTGTGCCAAACCAATTCTTCCGATTCTACATCTTCCGAAAAGGTTCTTACAATAACATCATTTTCAGTAACTTGTTTATATGGATGCATTACCAATAAAAGTTACCTTGTGTAACACCTAAAGATTTACCATAACGAGGCATGTTACATGCCCAATACCCTGCTTTGGTTTTATCTTTTTTATCACTACAATTATGTCTATCTGCAAATGCCTTTCTAGCATCTTTATCAGAAATCTTTGCAGATAATCCACCCTTTGTATCACCAAAGTTTACCTTAATCACATTTCCTTTATCGTTTTTAACATAAACTTTGTATTTCTTTGGACCTGAACTTCGTTGGGGTTTGTTAAGTTTTACATCCTTACCTTGATATTCAGCTTCGTTGATTTCCATTGGAAAATCTAAAAGGACTTTTTTACCTTCATAGATTCCCCACTTTCCTAAATCAGATTCCAACAACCAAATATCATCCTCATTTAGAGAATTCAGTTTTCCATCAATATATAAAGAACGAGCTTCATTGTATAATTCAAAGTAACCTTTCGAACCATATCGAAACACATTCTCCACTAACGGAGTGTTAGTATCAATATGGTATTGAAGTGCTTCCGAAAGATTACTTTCGTTACATTCCAATATGATATTATTACTCAAACTATACATATACTATATAAATATCAAAAATTTAATTTACAACCATTTAGTTAAGTCCTCTTTGTAACCATTGATATCCATTTCCCAAGGATTCTCATTCCCATTATTTCCACCATATATTCCACTATAAGTATAAGATGAGATACCATCAATAGCTCGTTTGGTTAAATCGATACCTTCTTGTCTTAAACGAAGTGCGGTATCTCTTACCCAAAGTGAAATAGCCAAACTCATAGTTAAATCATCATTATATCCTCTCATTGCTTCAGCTCTACCATTATTCCAAATGAATGTGAATAATTCATCGATAGTTCTAACTGAACGAATAATTACTGATTTTTCTCTGATATATTCTTCCAATTTCGAAATGATTAAAGGTCTTGTTTTCATTGTAGTGGAGAACCCAGCTACCATTCCTCTTTCTTCTGCTCTATAACGATTGTTTAGTTGGTGTTCAACATCCACATATTTCAAATCCTTACTCATATAATAAAGATTTGAATAGTTTCTATCTATTACCTGTTGAATACAAGCCCAACCAATATTAGCGTTTTCAATCACCAATAGAGCGTTATTGTAATCGGTTGAAAGGGATACTAAGAAGTTACCGAAATCTTTGGTATCCAACTTACCTCTATACTCAGCAACTTGTTCAGATGCCTCTACATCAATTACATGACATGCGGAGTAATCCGAAGAATCTCCTCTAGCAACATCGGCAACTACCATATAAGATTTTGTATAATCAGGATATTGCCACTTCCATAAGTTACCATCAAATCCACCCTTTTCAATTGGGTCTTGAACATAGGTATCTTTATAGAATTGAAGAATCTGCGGGTCAATTACCGAATCACCAGAAGAAATGAAATCACAATCACATTCTTGTGCTGCACCTTTAGGACCTAATAATTTTTCTTGCTCATCTCTCCAATCTTGTCCTCTTTCAGGGTGAACACTCCAGTGAATCTTAATAGTGTTGAATCCGTTTGTACCATCTTCGGCACCTACCCAAGTTTTGTGAAAGAAGTTACCCACACCATTTGGTGTTGATAGGATAATTGCGTTACCACCCGTTGAAAGTGTAGATTGAGCAGATACCCAAATCTCTTCAATCTTATCGATGAAAGCTGCCTCATCAAATACCAAAAGGGATAGTGCTTCAGAACGACCAGCATCACCAGCGGCTGAAGTTGCTTTTATCTGAGACCCATTTGCATATCTAAGTGATAATTTATTATCTTCAATAGTTGTTAGTTTTAACCAAGAAGGAAGATACTGATTCATCACCCTTACTTTGGTTACCAAGTTTTTAGCTACCTCTTGCTTTGTTGCAATAACTAAAACATTAAAGTCCTGATTGAATAACATCTTCCAAAGTGAGAACCCTGCTACTAAAGTTGAAATACCCGTTTGACGAGATTTTAATACAATGTTATATCTGCAATCTTTGAATTGAGTTAAGGTATCCTCTTGATACTCAAAAAGGTGAAAGGGAATTTTTCCTCTCACCGGATGTTGAATCATACAATACTTTTTCATAAAGTAGATTGGGTCAGAAGCACATCTCTGATACTCTTCCTTTATGATTTCCTTTAATGATTTTTTTGTTTGTGTAGCCATACTTCAATTATCCACCAGCTGCAAAAAATAAACTAAGCAATCCACCAGCTAAAGTTCCCATCTTCCATAGGAAAATATTTCTTTTTTGCCGTTTTAATTCTTTTTCCAATGATTTAGATTTTTCACTTTCTAAACCAAATTGTTCATCTTTTTTATCAATGATTGTTTGTAAGTTTAAAATCTTACCATCTAAACTTGATATAACACTATCCTTTAACACAAGTTTATCATTTGATAATCTTAGTAATTCTTGAGTTTCAACTAACTGAAGTTTTACACCATCAAATGTAACCAAATCTTTAATTACCAGTTTGACTATCGGTACTTCCAGCCTCACCACCGAGTCTCTCTCCGTAACGGTCTGAGAAAAACTTGATAAGCTCATCGAAAGTAAGAACATCAACATTATTAACTTTTTCATCTGTCTGATTTTTTATGATTGAGATGTTACCTTGAACTCTATCGATATCACTATCGATTAATTCGATTTCTGAATGTAACGATTCTATTTTGGAATCTAACTCTTCGTTAGCCAATGCGATTGAATCAATATCACTTTGAATTGCCTCAATCTTATCATCAAATGCAGCAACATCCGTTTGGATATCGTGCATTACCATCAAATTGTAACCTACAAATCCTAAGATTACAATTAGAATTAAATATATTTTTGTATTACTATTATTCATCTTATAAGGGTTGTACTAATTCGTAGTTTTTATCTTTTAAGAGTTCGTATGCAGCGTTTCTCTTTTCAATAACTTCGATAAGTTCTTTCTTACCATTTTCTATATCGGTTTCAATTTGTGCTTTCAAAGTTTGTACATCTTCATTTGATGCCCACTTTTCAACCGAACCATCATCGTTGATATATTCGTGGATATTGGTTACTTCGTAAAGTGCTTCATTCCATTTTTGCAAAACTTCAGTTCCATAAGCAGCCATATTAGAATAAACTTTATATTCATTATACGCTTCCCATAAACCATCGTTTTGAATTACAGCTTCTTTTTTTGCTAAGCACTTAGAACAAAACCCCGTCTTTTTAATTAATTGAGTATCCGTAGGTCCGTATTTGTTTTTATCACAATCGGATGATTTACATTCTGAAGATTTTTGGATAAATTGTCTAACTTTAGCAAGTTCTGAAGATGCTTTAGATTGCTTTACTCTACCATATTCTTTTTGTTCCCAAACTACACCATTTTCTTCCCAAACATCACCAACATTTCTTTTGGTTTGTTCTTTTACATCGGAAAGGGAAATTTGAGTATCTTTTTGGTATTCACCGGTATTAATCATATCCACCAACTTTCTACGAGTTGGATGCATGAATTTTTTATTGAATTGTTTTTCAGCCATACTAAATCCTATATATACTTATATATAAGTATTGTGATTTAGATTATTCGTAAAATAATCCAAGTATCTGATTCAATGGTGCGAATGTTCCAGTCAATTTGAAAGTCTTTCCACCATATACAAATACGATACCTTCGTTTGGAACAATCTTATTCTTTCCACCAATTGCGTTTAATCTTTCCAACTCTAATTTAAGTTTAGAAACTTTCTTTGGGTCTCCACCTTTCTGAACATCTTTGATGGTTTGGTCTAATCTTTTCTTCATATC